GTAAGAAGTTTGAAAATGAATATGGAAATAATCCATCTTATTATAACATTTACCTTCTTAAAGCATTTCAAATTTTTGGTGCATCTGCATCTTATGCTATTAAAGAAGGAGCAGTCCAAATGATAGACTTTATCAGGTGGCTGCAAGACCAAGGATCTCTAGTTGATATTGCCCTTATTTCACAAGGTGCAATTCCAACTTGTACCTTGACTAGAATGTTTACTGATAAAGCGTTTTATGATAAACAAGTTCATGAGTATTTACACCCTGAGGATTCCCCTCTTGGTGTTACTATGAAATATGTTAAAGCTAATGTATGGAACATCTTTTCCCGTACTAAACAAGCTTATGAACGTAGAACGCAACAAAATACCAATGTTGATGATAATGAATTTACCAGTCAATCTTCAGTTATTTCTGATTTCTTAAAAGGAATTAATTCCGCTAAGAATTCAGTTGTAGCAGCTAAAATAAGTAGCGCTGTTGCTACTCTTTTGGCTTTAGGTTTCGTTTCAGAAACTAAAGAATTATCCATGTCCGTTCGCGGTCTTAATCTTTTCCGTATTAAGGCCGCTAAAGGACAGAAATCTATGGTTGATTTAGTTGAAATATTGCTTTCGACTATGCAATTTATCTGTGAAAGAGGATATAAATGTTTTGTAACAAAAAGCATTGATCCTTTTTTATATGATGATGATACAGCTATGGAATTCCAAGAAGACTATCTCAGAATTGTTACTAATTTTGAGTATGTTAAACTGGGAACTTATAAAGGACAAAATAAAACTTGTCCATGGGCTTCAGAAAATGACTTTGAGAGAGATCTTGAAAAAGTTATTTCTGATTGTAGAGAAATTTGTAAATCTGCATCTAATTATGATCGCGTATTAATGCTTAAACATCTCGAACGTTTACTTAAAGTAAAAACTGATTTTGAATTAGTTCGTACTTCTGGTGGATTACGAGAGGCTCCTTTCTCTTTTTGTATCTTCGGAAAATCTGGTATTGGTAAGAGTACTATTGTGAATAATTTAATGTCATTTGCACTTCAAACCGATGCCCGAGTACGAGGAGTAAAGGATTATATTGTTGATCCAAACTCTATTTGTACTTTAAATGAATTAGACAAATATCATTCTGATTACAAGTCTCATATTGAGGCCGTATTATTAGATGATTTTGCTAATGCTAAAGGATCCACCACTCAAGTGAATCCAACTGTTAATGTTATTAATTTTATTAATAATGTAGCACGTACTGCAATTATGGCTGAAGCTGATTTGAAAGGAAAAATTCAAATTAAGCCAAAAGTTGTTGCTGCTACAACCAATGTCAAAGAATTAGAGGCTAAATATTATTCTAATGAACCAGTTTCTATTCTTAGACGATTTCCCCTTCATATTGAAGCTCGTGTCCGTCCAGATTATTTAAAAGATGGAGAAGGAGCTTTTATTGATGGTAAGAAATTAGCAAAGGATGCCACAGAAGGAAATTTATTTCCTGATGCATGGGAATTCGATTGTTATGAATATTATGATCCAAGTCAGGGTAATAATGGTAATAATTGTATTGATCGTCCACTTACTTACATTGAAGATAATTTAGAGAAACCTGCCATGAAAATTGGAGTTTCTGTATTATTGAAACTTATGCAACAAATGATTAAAAATCATGTAATGATTCAAAAATCAGTTGTTGAATCCTCCAAAGCTATCTTTGATAAGGTGTTATGCCAAGAATGTGGCATGCACGCCGAATATTGTATTTGTGAGGAATGCGAAGATGATAAAATACCAGAGATTGATGATTTTGATTCTCAAACTGGTATCAAATTCGAAAATCTCTATAACGAATACGTTCAACCACGAATTTTACGATGGGAAAATTTCATTCCTAATGATACTTTCTACAAAACTAAAACTCAGTGGTTTGTTACTTGGTTTAATTCAAGAAAATTTTTCTCAGAACTATTTAAGATTAATCTTCTTGCTGCTATCATCACATTTATTGGGTGGCCAGTATTTATTGCACATAAACTTATGTTTCAATTGGCAATAAGTGCCACTGCAACACGTGCTCGCAAAGAATATGTTATTAATAAACTTTTGCAATCACGTGATTTATTACCTCGAGTAATACAAAATATTAGAGATATAGATCGTGAAACTGGAAAGAAAATTTTCTTTTTTGCATCTGCTGTTTTTGCCATTTACGCTGCTTATAAATTATTCAAGCACCTTAATTCTACCACTATGGATGAACAAGGAAATGGAATGTCAGTTCATATGGAAACTAATAATGTTTGGTTACAACCAAAAATTGAAGAACTTCCTAAGCTTGATAAAGCTTCACGTACTGTCGTTGATGATTTACATAATCTAGTCGTCAAACAATTAGTACATGTTGAATTAGGTGAAAGGTTTTGTAATGGACTTTTCGTTGGATCTAATATGTTGTTAATTCCTGGACATGAAATACCTACTTCTACTATGACGATGAAAATTCGTCGTGATGGTGTCGATGTTGCATCCGGACTTAACTTTGATTGTATGGTTAGCCCTGCAGATTGCGTCTTACTTAAAGATTGTGATGTTAGTCTTGTCTATTGTCCACGCTCTGGAGATCGCAAAGATTTATTAGAATATTTTCCAACATCTTTTACTGATCGAAAAATTTTAACCAGAGTTTTGAATAGAACTCCAAAGGGAGATATTCAAGTAGATCGTACTCGCATTTCTGAATATAAAAGAGTGAATACTGACAAAACATCCTTTATTGGTGGTATTTGTAAGTATTCTTCTCCAACTTTCGGAGGCCAGTGTATGTCTGTTCACGTATTTGAAGGTAATACTTCTTTTATTGCGGGCTTTCATGCTGCTGGTGTAGCAGGTACAACTACAGCTGCTATCACACGTTGTACGAAACAAATGATAGTAGATGCTAAAGATATTTTAGCCTCAAGACCAACTTGTGTTTTTGCTACACATTCAGGTACTATGATTACACAGTCTTATGGTAAAGATTTTACTCCAAGACCTGTAATTGAACCTAAATCTCCAGCAAATTTTCAAGAAGATATGCAATTAGCACATTTTGGAACTATGCCTGAAGGTAGAGTCCGACCGAAATCGTCCGTAATTGTATCACCAGCGTCTGCTGTAGTTACTGAAGTTACAGGTAATGTACGTCAACATGGTAAACCAGCTAATTGTCGTAAACCAGGAATAGATCCTGGGAATCCATGCAAAGATTGGGCACCATATCAGAAATATTTATCTGGTGCAGGAAATGCTTTTCAAGAATTTCCAGCAGACGTACTTGAATGGGCTTATAATGATTATATTTCTGGTTTTGACAAATTAGCACAAACTAATTTTGGAAAAGATTTATTATCTAAAGTTAGAGTCCTTGATGATGTAGAAACAGTGTCGGGCGTAGACGGATTATCTTTTGTCGATGCCATGAAACCTAATACATCAATGGGATGGCCAGCTAATAAACCAAAAAAGGATTATTTAGTTGACTTAGTACATGATCCAGACATTCATAAAACAACTGTTTGCCCTAGGGCTTTAGATGACGAGACTTTACGACTTGCTCATGACGCTCGTGTAGCATGGCTCGATGGTCACAGATCTTATGATATTTTCAAAACATGTACCAAAGACGAACCTACGAAAATTACTAAAGACAAAGTAAGGTGTTTTCAAGCATCACCAGTGTCTTTACAATTTAATATTCGTAAGTATTTTTTAACGTTATGTCATTTTATGTCAAATGCTTCTCTTACTTCAGAGTGTGCTGTTGGCATTAACTCACAAGGAAAAGGATGGCATGAAGTTAATGAACACATGGTTAAATTTGGTGTTGACCGTATTGTTGCAGGAGATTTCAAAGCTTATGATCAGCATATGTCTGCTCGTATGACTTTGATGGCAGCTCAAGTTTTTGAGCATATCGCAAAATTAGCAGGTTATTCTGATGAAGATCTGAAAATTATGCGAGGTGCTTCTACTGAAGTATCTTATCCTGTGATGAGTTTAAATGGAGAATTAATTCAATTGTTTGGTTCTAATCCTTCGGGACAAAATTTAACAGTTTATACTAATTCTATTGTTAACTCACTTTACCATCGTTGTGCATTTCGTTCTATTTATCTTAATTTTAAAGGAAGATATGCCGATGTTGTAGCATTAATGACTTATGGGGATGACGTTAAAATGTCAGTCCATAATGATTTTTCACTTTACAATCATACAAATATTCAACTTGAATTTAATAAACAAGGAATTGAATACACTATGGCTGAAAAAGAAGCTGAATCTGTACCGTTTATTCAACATGAAGATGCTGATTTCCTAAAACGCAAATCGCGTTGGGAGCCATCATATCAATATGTTAAATCTGATGGACAGAAACAACAAGGTATGTGGTTAGCTATGTTAGATGAAGAATCTATATTTAAGTCTCTACATGCTAATTTGGCTTCCAAAGTTGAATCTCCACAAGAAGTTTCTGTTGGGTGCATCGAAGGTGCTCTCCGAGAATGGTGGTTTTATGGTAAAACACATTTTAATTTCCGTCACCAACAGATGATGGAAGTTGTTGAGAAATTAGGTTGGAATAATTATATGTCCGATAGTTTCCTCGACAACTATGAACTGCGTGAAGCCAAGTGGCTTGATCGCAATTCTGTCGAACGTGTTTAATTACACACCCTCCGTTATGAGTATAAACTGTCCGTACCTACCTCGTGTGCGTTAGTTAAGGCAAAGAGGCTTCTCGATTATTTTTTACTAGGTAAACTTATTATCAATTTTCCTTATTATTGATATAACTAGACAATGTCGAGAATATAATTAAATAGGACAACCTCTATACTACATAGTCTCATTAGTATTTTGGGTTGTAAAACCATAGAAGTTAGACTGGTCAATGTATAACAAACAATATATTATCGAAGGTCGCCGGAGCCAATCGTCCGAATGTGTCATTTTTTGACGAAAAAGTAAGAAGAGCATCTGCCACTGGTAGTCGTTTCGCGAAATTGAATTATGATTTCGAGACTGCAGTTATGTTGCATAGGATCTATAACACTCTAAGACAAGGTCTTAAAGATAAAGCTCCTCATGCAGCTATTGAAATTGCTCTAAATAAACTCATTGTTATGGGTATTCTTAATGGTATTGAACACACCTTAGAAGACGAAGATGAAATATCATTATCTGATATTTCATTGAAAACCTTAATTTCACAATCAGGTGAAGTTATATTGGAAGAAGAAGAATATATTCCTTCTACTTTACGAGCTCGCCTGAATACTACTACTACCAAGAGAAGAGATGAGATTAAGAAATCTCTAATCAAAAAGTTTCGAAAGAATAAAGCTTCTACTAAGATTTGTGATGAATATTTTTATTCGCAATCTGGTGAAGCTGCTATTGAAAATAAACGACATGATGAATCTGTTAATATTGGATTTAATAGTAGTGTCCCATCCACACACGTAGATTATAGCTCAGCTTTAGATCCCCTCCGCAGTGACGGATGGGACTCAAAAATTGAGTTAACTAGTTTCTTAAAACGACCTGTGCGTATTTATGAAGCTACTTGGGGAGTTACAAACTTCCTGCGAGATGATTTCTTTCCTTGGGAAGAATATTTGAATACACCATCAATAAGACGCAAATTAGAGAATTATTTATATATAAGAGGTTCACTTAGATTGCAAGTTTTTATTAATGGTACTCAATTTCATTATGGAAAAGCTATTGTCGCTTATACACCATATGGCGCAGTACAACATGCTACTAGAACACCTGGTAGCGCTCCTGTTTTGGATAATGTTCAATATTCTCAAAAACCACATATTCTCCTAGATCCAACAGATAACGTTGGAGGGGAGATGACTTTACCTTTTGTTTATCCTAATAATTGGTTACGACATACTGTAACACAAAATTTGCAAGATATGGGTCGTATAGACCTTTCATCTTTTAATAAATTAGGACATGCATTAGGTGATGTCACGAGTCCCGTACGCATTGCAATATTTGCGTATATGGATAATGATGTAGCTCTTAGTGGTTCTACTCAATTCTCTTCACAATCTGGTAAATCAGATGAGTATGGAGAAGGAGTAATTTCTAAGCCTGCATCCGCTGTAGCTCGTATTGCTGGTCGTCTTAGAGACATACCGGTAATTGGTACTTATGCTCGTGCAACCGAAATAGGTGCGGGAGCAGTAGGTAAAATAGCGAGTTTATTTGGCTATTGTCGTCCTTTAAATTTGGAGCCTATACGTAAATATCGTCCTACATATTTAGGTAATATAGCTAATACTTCTATTGAGGAGGCAGCAGACAAGTTGACATTTGATCCCAAACAAGAAATTTCAATTGATCCTAAGATTATTGGAATCAATGATAATACAGATCAATTGTCAATTCCATTTCTTGCCAAGAAATGGTCTTATCTTACAAGAACTCCTTGGGCCTCATCTGATGCTGCCGATACACATTTGTTTTCAATGGTTGTGAATCCGGGCATGTTTGGAACTCAAACTATAGCTCTTATAGATGAGGTTATGTTAACACCTATGGCTTTCGCATCTTTACCTTTCCGTTATTGGAGAGGATCTATTAAGGTGCGTGTCCAAGTTGCCGCTTCTAAATTTCATAAAGGAAGGTTGAGGTTAACTTATGATCCAAATGGTCCTAATTCTACATTAGAATGGGGAGGAGCTTATCATCAGATTATGGATATTTCTGAACAACGTGATATGGAATTTACTATTCACTGGAACCAAGATAAACAATTTCTAGAAGTAAGAAATCCTATGTTAACAGCTTCACCATCACCAGTATATGATCCTGCTGATGGTGGTACCCCTGGAGTTAATCCAATTGCAGTAGATTTAGATAATGATAATGGAGTTTTCGAAATTCGTGTTCTTAACGAACTTGTACGTCCGAGTGAAGATGACACCGATACTCCTGATATTAATATCTTTGTAGCTGCAGGTGACGATTTTGAAGTCGCCGTCCCTTATTTACGTAATCTGGATAATATTAGTTATATTTCTCAGTCTGGTTTTATAAGTCAATCTGGTTTGACAGAAGCGACTCCAAGTGATAGTGCACCAAGTGATGCTAACGCTATAGATTCGGTATCAATTGCTGATGGTACTTATAATCCAGATATGACGTCTTTAACATATTGTGGAGAAGCATTTATGTCTTTCCGAAACATGTTGAAACGTTATAATTACCATACCTCTTACTTAAATCCGTATGATGGAGTAGAGTTGAGTTTATCTTGGTTGTGGAATTTTGCACATCCGAGATTTCCTACTTATAGAGGTGGAGATGGAACAAATCCTTTTGCTACAGAGAGTGCAGTGTGGGCAAAGATGACTCTTATGAATTATCTTACACCTGCATATGCTGCTCGTAGAGGAGGTGTGCGTTGGAAATATATTTTAAATTCTAATGTACTAAATCAAACGACCCGCGCACGCATTAGCGTGAGTAGGTGGTTTGGTGCTGTCCCTACGGACACACAACTATCGATTTTACCTTTAACTGATGGAACTGCAAATAATGCCTCTTCATTAGCAAGGGTAGTGACAAATAATAATATTACAGGTGATGGTGCTGCCGCAACACATCCTTCTGTATGTCCTACTATAGAAATCGAATCACCGTATTATAGAAATACACGCTATCAAAAGACACATGATAGTAGAAGTGCACTAACTTTTGATGCTTTAAGTGGCGAAAGTGTTTCCGTGCAAGTGCTACTTCCTTCGGCAGGAGGAGTAGCGTGTCCAAACAATGGAGGATATTCAGTAGACAGTTATGTAGCTGCTGGAGAAGACTTCACTCTGGATTGGTTTATAGCAGTGCCAACAATGTACTACTTTGATCCAACACCAGTTTAAATCCTAGTTCAATCGCTAGGTGGGTTGTCAATGACCCTCTCCGTTCGCTAAGGTTAGTGAACGCTGTTGCTTTATAGCATATCTCAAGTTTTATAACTTGTCAGCGTTCACGCTGACGGGGGAAATTTTTATTGAGATTGATGTTTAAAAGCTGGCAGAACTG